TTTTCTGGGACAAGAAGTATGATGTTGTTCGCGATCGCGAAGGTAGAGAATGCGATGTTGAATGGACTGACTTCGGCGGTTTTACGCAAGACCGCGTTTCAGGAAAGAGGATTGCTTTTTCAAAACACGCTTTAGCAGAATATAAGTCCCGTGAGGATCTTGAGGAAATGCATCCGAGTGAAGTACAAAGATACTTTGCTGACGGAGGCCAATCCTCGCGTTCCACTAGAAAGTACTTTAATGATGCTAGAGAGAGCGCTGAAATAGTTATTCCGCATGATGACGTGCTCAATGAGCACACTGCCCCGCTAGTGAAGGGGCCTGCGCCTGCCATAACGGAAGACGACGGCCTCTTTGCGCTATCTGATACTGCCCCTTTGGTTGTTCGTCGTAAAGCCGAAAAACCAACTCGCACGCCTTTTTATAAGGGTAACACCGTAGAGATTGAAGCCGCCATGGACGTCGAGTCAGCCGTTGCGCTAGGTTACGATAAAGAGAAATTCCTTTTTCCCCTAGCTCGTGACGCGCGTCAAGCCGCCAAGGATGTGGAAATCTCTATGAGCGCTCACCTCGAAATGTTTGACCAAGCCAGATTGAATAGTAAACCACCACCAGCAGCCCTACTCAAACGTGCTATGCGTTTGACTATGGACATGTTAGCCGTGAACCGTTACAAGATGGTTGTCGATCCTCTCAGTGATGAAAATATCATGAGTTTGGTCAATTCCGCGCGCATTGATGGAGCCAAAAGCCCAGGTTATCCCTGGATTGCTGAAGGTTACATGTCCAATGCGGCGGTCTTGTCTGCTCACAATATTCCGAAATTAGTCCGAGAAAATTTTGATACAGCGCCTCCACCCACGAATGTGTTTGGAAAGATGGAGCCTACAAAAGCTGCGAAAATAGAAAAATCAATGCTTCGCCTAATTCATGGTGTTGGCCTTATACCAATGATCACCTGCATGGCTTACTTTGCCAATTTCAATGACACTATGATCAAGAAGTATCACACTTCTCCGATTCAAGGTGGTTGGAGTCCTGGGAAGAAGTCTGACGGAGAGTATTTTGTTAAGCGCCACACTAAGAAGAAGAGTAAGAAGGGACGGAAAATCTGTTCAGATGATGTGAAGAATTGGGATTATTCAGCTTTCAAGTATATCTTGGAAACATGCGTAGACATTCTCATATCACTGGCTGTTAGACCGTCTGAAATGACCGTGGAAGAAGAGAAAACATGGAAACGTGATGCTCGCAAGGTTGCGATGATGCAGTTCCAAATGGGTTTTAGATTGCCCAGTGGAACTGTGATAGACCGCACAGAAGCAAACATCATGACTTCAGGCACTTTTCTTACCTTCGCCATCAATTCTATAGCTATGGTCCTTTTGGATAATATGTCTAAGATGCAGATGGGTCTTACTAACAAGGAGATCGTTGATGATTTTGTCCTCACTGTAGGAGGTGATGATAAGATCAACGACGCTCCGGCTGATTTTGATCATAACAAGTATGTTAGCATCTTGAGAAGCTGGGGGTTTGATGTACATGGGGAAGAGCAACATGAAAGCATTTTTGGAGCTGAGTTTTTCTCTTGGCGCTTTGGCAAAGATCCTTCTGGAGAATTCACTTGGGTACCCACGCGGTTCTCAAAACATGTGGACTCGCTCAGAGGGACCAAGCTAGAGTATGTTGGAGATGCCCTCATTAGCCATATGCGCAATTGGGTTCACAGTGAACCACATTTTGAGTGGTTCAAAACCGTTTACCTCAAGTTACACGAGAGAAATGCTCCCGGTTGTACGCTTGAGCGGCTTGTAGACCGAGAAGACATTATACATGCCTTGTACGGTTACGAGAACGCTCACACTGACCGTGTAGAGTACCACGAATCGAGTAACCCTGAGGATACGATGGGCCTTGCGCGTTTCTTAGAAGATAGTGCTTAATTTTGCGTGGTCGAGCTGGACGTTAAACGGAGCCGCAGGGTTGGAACAGATACCCTGGTGGCCCAGCGGGGCAAAAATAAAAATAGAAACTCTCAATTCAAAATTATAGATCCTAGAACAAACTTCTGTGGAGCTTACTGGTCAGACGGGAAATTTCAATCTTCCGTAAAAGTAGCTACAGTAGAACCAGTTAACGAACTAGACGCAACTTGCCGAGATCACGACGTAGCAATTGCAAACGCTAAAACCCGTGAAGACGTGTTATTAGCAAACGACAATTTTTACAACGCAAACTACGGTAAATCAACTTATAGAACAGTACTGGCAATCGCTGTCAAGTATCTTTATCCTTTCGGTATGCCTCCTCCAAGTAAGAAAAACAACAGTACCCCAACTATGCGGTCTGTTGAAAACGCGGTTTCAAGAGCTCTTGTCGTTTATGACAAGAACCAAAAATCAAAACAAACAAATAATACCGCAAACAAAAATAAAAATAAAAAGAAAAAGAAAAAGACATCGTCCTCGATGATTACAACGTCTCTGCCTGCAACTATTGGTACTACCCTTACGGGAATTAAACCAGTTATCCAAGTTTCAGGTGGGAGAACTAGAATCACCGGTAGAGAGTTTGTCACTTCATTGCCTGAAAATAATCAAACAAATTGGTTTCTCTCGGCTTTGTTTCCAATTCACCCGGCCTATTTTAAGGCCACGGTGCTTGCAAACTATTGCAGGTCGTTCGAGCGATTCACTTTCAATGGCGGCGCGATTCATTACATTACCAGACAACCGACTAGTGCTACAGGAGAAGTTCTTATGTATTCAACAACTAATGTTGCGGAAGCAAACTATTCCTATAACTCTACATCGTTTTTGTCTGTGGCTTTTGGACTGAAGAACGCAGTCATGGGACCGATTTGGAGCAACCATTCCATGCGCTTGCCAGCCGGCAGGGGTAGTGGTTTAACGAATCCTCTCACTGAACCTGACATCAATGATAACTTGAAGGGTGAAGTTGCTATATACACGCAGAGCGGAGTAACAGATACTGCTGGCTTCATTCTGTTTGATTACGACTTCACATTTCATGATCCAATGTACACGGTTCATGCTGGGAATATTCCGATTACTACAGGAGCCACTGATATTAAATTATTTGCTGATGCTGCTAATGAAGTTATTGGAACTCAAGCTGCTTTGCAGGCTGACGGCGAATTTGGTGCCCAAGTTAATGGCACCATCTTTAAGATGGTGCTTAACGTTACTGGCACTACTTTCGGCGGAGTCACTTCAGCTAATACTTCACTTAGAATTGTTAACGGCACAGCGAGTTCGACAGTCACCTTGGTTGATGGTTTTACCTGTTATGGTGTTATCGTTGGGACCAGTTTACTGCTTTGGCCGACGTTGTCGACAGCTAAAGAACAGTCTACGACTGTGTTCATCGGTTACTATCAATCAATTACAGCCAAATCCACTTGGGCGTTTTCAGCCTATCAGGTGCAAATGGGAACTCTTACTCAGGCATTGCAAGACTAAAATTCTTTTCTTACTTGAACAGATCGAAAACAAAATAAAAATTAGATTAGGATCACTTATTCCACAAAAACATAAAATTCCAGAAAAATTGAAATTCATTATATTATCATTTAAAACGACAAAACAAAATAAACATGTTATTTCTTTATGGC